CTTTATGAAATTTAAAACTTCACTTATAAGATCTATAGATGTTGATTATGGCGCAGGCGGTGGAGTAACTATGATGAAAGGCGGTAAACCCGGAGGAGTTTCACTATCAATTTCAATGCAAGAATTGGAAATCCAAACTGCAGACGAATATGGTGGAAGTTTAGTTCCAGAAGATCCTGCGGAATTTGTTATACCAAACTCAGGGGCGCGATAAATGAAATATTTTGAAAATTTTCCAGAAGTAGTTTACGACGGCAAACTTGTTAAAGATATTACTCGCCGTAACCGATTTGTAAGAGGATTACAAAATAATCCGCTTCTTTACATGCCATACACAGTTGAAGAAGGCGAAAGACCTGAAGATATTGCAAACTTTTATTATGGTTCAGTAGATTACTCTTGGCTTGTTTATATGGCAAATAATATCATAGATCCATATCATGAATGGCCATTAAATACTCAGGAGTTTAATGATATGCTTATTGAAAAGTATGCAGAAGCTTCAGGTGTTACAGGACAAGACGTTCTTGATTGGGTACGGTCTGATGATACCGAAGATAATATTGTATATTATTATAGGGAGGTTTAATAAATGGCTGTTGATATTATTAAACTTACACCAGACAGTTTCTTAACAATTTATTTAAGACGAGAAGACCGTGTTATTTTACGGACAGAACAAGGACGTAAAATTGTTATTAAACGTATCATTCCTGAAGAATGGAAAGCGTGGCGTATTTACGATAACGAAAACGCAATTAATGAAAATAAACGAGAAATCTATTTGTTTGATAACAGGTATCTACCACAGTTAACTCGTGAATTTAAAAGTAAGATAAGAACTTAACAAATGGCAGAGTCTTTTAACCCGGCAGGTTATGAAATATCCAGAGCGCTTATCACTACTGTGAACGGCACGACTATTGATATGAAAGAGTTTATTATCGGCCTTGAAATTTCTCAATCTATTAATTCAAACTTTTATGGTACTATGCACATTCTTGAAAACTTGAATTACTTAGAGGGTACTCCTTTACGAGGAGAGGAAAAGCTTGACTTAGAAATAGAAATGTTTGACACCGGATTAAAGGTTGAATTAAAACTGCAAATATTTTCAATTTCAAATATAACGCCAAACAAAATGAATACCGGTTCAACCTATACAGCGTCTTTTATTTCAAGAACAAGTTATGATGGTGGAAACCGTAGAGTAAAAACTGCGTATAAAAATAAATCAGTAAAGCAAATTGTTCAAGAGGTGTTTGAAGACTATGTTTCTGATTTAGGAAACGCAGATTATTTAGATCCAAATGATAGATCAAGAGTATTGACATATGCTACTGCGCGATATAATATACTTAATGATAGAGATAGAGATCTCTATATCCAACCGACTGAAGGATTAATTGATGTTATTATGCCAAGTCTTATGCCTGACGACGCATTTAGATTTTTGTCCAAACGTGCAATGAATACCGATACGCCATCTCATACTTTTAGATGGTTTGAAACAATATATGGCTATTACTTTGTAACTGACGAATATTTAATTAAAGAAGCAATTGAGGCTGAGGATAACGATAATATAAAAGAGTTATTTTTCGCGCCGAACGCAAGTAACTTACCAGATGATCCTAGCTTAGCAATTAATAGAATTAATAATTTTTCAATTGGTGAACGAGGTACTAACTCGGCAAAATCAATGTTAAGCGGGGCGTATGCAGTTAAGACAGTTGAGTTAGATATTGTGAATGGAACATTTAAAGAAAAAAATTATAAAGTTCAGGACGCGAGTTTTATTGATATGTCGGGCCGTCAGGTTTCTGTTGATAGGCTACCCCATTCACAAGAATATATTGATACTAAATTTACAGAAGAGAATGCGCGCGAATTTTTAGTTTTAAAAGATACACAAGGCCCAAACGATAGAGCTATGAGTTTAAGGTCTGATGCAAATAATGGTGAGATAACAGCGATGCGTACTTTTTACGACCAACATTTAAATTCAACTTCCGTTGGTATCAGTATGAGTGGTAGACTTGATTTATCCCCAGGAACTATCGTCAATTTAAACATCCCTGTCTTTGCTACTACTGATTTAGTTGAAGACAACAATCTTTCAGGTAAGTATATGATTAAATCTTCAGGCCATTCGTTTAAAGATGGCAAAGCCAACGCTTCGTTTAATTTAGTTAAGTTTGGGTGGTCGTAATGAGTGCTATTGGTATTGATAATCCTTTATTCTTTGTTGGCGTTGTTGAAGATATTGTAGATCCTCGCTTTGAAGGACGTGTAAAAGTTAGAGCATTTGGAATTCATGGAAACAACCAAGAAGTTTCAGTTGATGATTTACCTTGGGCTATTGTTTGCCGTGGAGATTACGATCCTAGCAACTGGATACCTCGTGAAAACTATTGGGTGTTTGGTATATTTTTGGATGGTAAAGAAGCTCAATCGCCGATGATCCTAGGTCTTATACCTACTATTAATAATGGTCCTAATCCACCCGTTGATGGCTACGGCGTCATTCCTGCGCATGGTCCTGATGATGGATATAGAACGGCAGCAGGTTCTACTCCTGAAGATCACAATCAGCCGCGTATGAGTAGATTAGCACGTGGAGAAAATCTCGAAGAAACCTATGTGTTAGCCCAGGAAATGGCTCGTAACGTTGAAATTACTGTAGCCGCAGGACAAGGTGAAGAAAACGAAACATTAGAAGAACCGCCGACTGCATACAATGCAAGGTATCCACACAATAGAGTTATTTCAACTGCATGTCATTCTATTGAGTTAGATGATACTCCTGGCTCAGAAAGAATTATGATATATCATAAAGATGGTTCTTTTTATCAAATATCACAAGGTGGTTTGGTTGTAGAAAAAGCAAGTGGTAACAAGTGGGAAATCACTGACCTAAACGAAGTAAAAGTTGTTAAAGGTCAAAGCACTGTTACGATTAATGGTGATGCAAGGATCCGCGTTGAAGGAAATAAAGTTGAAGAAATCATGGGAGACTATCAACAAATTGTCCATGGTAATAGTTATATCACATCAGGTGGTGAAATGACCCTCAACGCTTCAGAGCGCATGCAGGTAAGAGGTGGTGATATTAGACTTGACGCAAACGTTGGAACTTTTTCTTATTATGCTGAAAAAGAAATTCAATTTGAAGCCGGCGTTGGAATGTATTTTAAATCACCATTTATGTGGTTAGAAGCTCCAACTAATATGAACATCCGAGCTAACAATTTAAATATGTCGGCCGAGACCGATTTGAACATTCGTGCAGATGGTGGAGATTTAAATCTTTATGGCTCTGCAGACGTAAGTATAAAATCAAATAAACAACTTAAAGCCGATGCAAATGGAAACATTTCAATTACAACAGTTGGTGGCTCTACCGTGTATATCAACGATAACGTAGATATGGCAAACGGCGGCGGAGCTACTGCAACTGATGCAGTATATGCTGAACAATCAATATCGGCGGAAAGAGTTGAAGCACCTGAACCACCCGCAAAAGCAATGCCAATTAGAAGATCGCAAAATACAGCTGCAGGTAAACCACACGGTGACGTTGGTTCAACCCACGGCGTTGCGTCAGGAGACGATCAAGCAGAAGGTGGAGTTGGTAGCCAAACTGGAGTTGATAACACGGTAGGTACTTCCGCTCCAACATCGCCTATCAGTTCTGCAGTTGGTGGTATGCTTGGACCACTTCTTGACCTTATCGGTAATGCTGAATCTGGTCCAGGAGGATACGATTCTATTTGGGGTTATCAAGGAAGACCTGACGGCCAAGGTTATATACCAACAGGAAATCGCCAAGGGGTTGGTATAGCTGATTATCCTACTAAACGTTTAACTTTAATGACTATTCAAGAAGTATTGAATTGGCAAGAAAGCATAGATAGAAAATATAATTCTGAAGCAAGCGGAAGATACCAGTTTATGGAAGATACACTGCGCGGATATAATAATGATATTAATGTTCCAGAACGAGATTCATTAGCAGCCCAGGCAGGCCTTACTAATAATGATTTGTTTAGTCCGGCAAACCAAGATAAGATGGCTATTGTATTATTACAATATGCTGGTCTTAATGCATTCTTAAATGGCCAAAAATCTATTGGCGCGTTTGGTAACAGCATTTCTGGTATTTGGGCGAGGGTACCAAGGATTACAGGTCCGGGCGCTGGTACTGGAACACATGATAACGATGGTCAAAATAAAGCGGATCCAAATTTAGGTGGTCCACTTAAGACAATTCTTGAGCAATTAAAATCAACTTACGATGCAAGTATTTAAGAGGTTAATATGGCAGCAATATGTAAACCTGAAGACGCGGTTGTAACGCAGTTAGTAAGCACTCAAACGTTTACTGACACAAATGGGTATTACACACAAAACCAAATTTCTTTATTTCAAACCGAATATGTAAATGCGTTAAGTGCTGGTGTTCAAAGCGATCCTTTAATTTATATGACTGACAAGTACGGATCTGATGCATTTTTTACAACAGTAGGTAATATAAATGAATACACCGCAAAACCATATATCCAAGATCTACTATTAGAAACTCCTGATTTAAATACTTTATATCAAAGAGTTAGCCAAGGACCTATCACTCCGTTTGAAGCTGCAGACTTTATGAAAGAATATAATTATGATCCTTTAACTCTTAACGAGCAGCTCAGATCACCTACTGTTATTTACCAACTACAAGACTATTATACAAATGGTTTTGCTAATAGTTTTCTTGGAGGACTTTGTAGTTTGATGCCAGCGGTTTTTGCTGGCGTTGGAGCTTTCTTTGGTCTTGTTGGACTAGCAGGTCAAGCTATTGCAGACATTGCTGGATTTCTAAATAAAATTAAAAACATTGAAGATCCAATTAAGGCTTTCTTTGAAAAAATAAAAGTAGCTGCATTGATTGAAGGTTTTAAAGAAAAAATTACTTCAATGATTGAAAAAACAATCAACAAAGTTAAAGATGCAATTAAGAATTTTAATATAGGCAATATCATGAGTGACGTAGCGACATTCGTAAATCAAAATATTGCTAGGCAAGTTAATAATCTCAAAGAAAACATTTTAGGATTTTTTAGCAAAGAAAATATAGAGCAAATTATTAATAAAGCTAAAGGTTTATTTGACTACGGTGTTGGTTTATTTGCTAACCCGAGTTTAGAAGAAATCCAATTTCTTATTTCACGTTTTTGCGCAATGGCTGCTGGTATTGAAGATGCGATCCAAGCATTAAAAAATCCACTTGATAGCTTTGCAAATAGATTTACTTATTCATTACAAAGAGTTGCAGCTGCAGGTAATTTAAATACTGCAAGCGCTATTATTGAAGGTCGCCAAGTTCAATCACCGGCGGCAAGGAATACTGAGATAAATAATCAAAGACAGAGGTGGATAGAAGCTGGCAACGCTAGACGTATTACTGATGAAGATTATAAAAACTTACCAAGCTTTGAAGATTTAGAAGCAGGCGGTAATGGTAGTGGATTATATTTTGATAGACGTTTAACTACATGGCCGCAATATGATGGCGAAGATGGGTGGAAAAACTCAAATATAGATTTAAGAGTTATACTTATGAGAGTAGCCAAGGCATTTGGTACTGATTTACATATCAATAGTCCATGGCGCAGTGCAGCTCATAATACAAGAGTAGGCGGCGAAGAAGGATCGTTACATTTAAGCGGTAACGCATTTGATATATCATGGAAAGGTTATCCAAATAATCGTGATGAATTTTTACGGATTGCATATGCAGAAGGATTTACGGGCCACGGAATATATGGTGGATTTGTTCACATAGATTTAGGGAATAGGGTGTTCGTACCTTAATAAAGGAAAAAATAATGGTAGTTAGTTTAATAACACCAAGAAAGAAAAAGTTTACAGTTTACACTGACTTTAAAATGGATTTAGAAAAAAGTCCTGTGTCCAGTGACTTGACTCTAAATAAAAATGAAGAAGCTGTAAAGCAATCAATTAAAAACCTTATCTTAACTGATAGAGGTGAAAGATTAATGCAACCAAACCTTGGTGGAAACATCAAGGCTATGTTGTTTGAAACAATTACGCCAGCAACACTTAAACTAATTGAAGAGCAAGTAAGATCCACAATTAATTTGCATGAACCAAGGGCTGATCTTATTGACGTACTCGTTTCGTCAGAAATAGATGACAACACTGTGGTCGTCAAAATAGCATTTTACATATCAAATAACCAACAGCCAATATCGCTGAGTGTAATATTAGAGAGGACACGATAAGATGGCTACGAAGCTGAACATAACAGAATTAGATTTCGCTAGTAACAAGCAGCAACTGATTAATTATTTAAAAAGCCAGTCGCAATTTAAAGATTATGATTTCGAAGGTTCCAACTTAAACGTTCTTTTAGATGTGTTATCATATAATACATATCAGAATAACTTTTATACCAATATGGCAATCAATGAAATGTTTCTTGACTCTGCGGTATTACCAAACTCGGTTGTATCACATGCAAAAGAATTAAATTATTTGCCAAGCTCAAGGAAATCTGCAAGGGCTTCAGTAAGAGTTACTATCCGTGATACTACAATTACAGGTCAAACAATTACGATCCCGCAGTTTGCGGCGTTCAAGGCAGCTTATCAAGGTGAAAATTACGAATTCGTTACAGATAAAGCGTATGTTGCGAAGAAAACAGAACCAGGTGTATTTGTTGCAGACAACATTGAACTCTTTGAAGGACAAATGCTAACAAGCTTTGAACGTGAAGGTTATTTTGTTGATGAGGATGGCATTCTTACAGTTATTCTTTCAAACGAAAACGCTGATATTGATTCTCTTGAGGTGTTTGTTGATGCTGAGTTTACAGAAGACGCAAATATATTTACTCGCAAAAACGATATCTTTGGAGTCGGACCTGAAGATAAAGTATTCTACGTAGAACCATATTACGATGGCAGATATAAAATTTATTTTGGTAATAACGTGTTTGGTATACAGCCTGATGAATACGAAGATATTCGTGTTAAGTATAGAATTTGTTCAGGAGCTGAAGCAAACGGCGCAAGCGTATTCACAATTCAAATTACTTCAACAGGTACAACTGAAGTTGAAACAATCCAGGCAGCACTTGGCGGCGAGGATGCAGAGTCATTAGAAAAAATCCGTTACTTTGCTCCTAAGGCTTTACAAATTCAGGAGAGAGCTGTAACAACTTCTGATTATGAAGTATTACTTAAACAGCAATTTCCAGAAATTAAAGCAGTGTCAGCATACGGTGGAGAAAATTTAAATCCTCCACAATTTGGCCGTGTTGCGATTTCAGTTTATCTAGGAGAAGCTGAAGAAACCTTATCAAATACTTTGGTAAATACATATCTTGATTACTTAGCAGATAAGACTCCATTAGCTATTGAACCGACATTTGTTCCATCTGAATTTGTGTATGGTAAAATCGCAGTTCGCGTCAATTATAATCCAAAGCTTACTACAAAAAATTCTGATTTTATTGCGCAGTTGGTTAGAGACACGATACAGGCCTACTCAGAAGGAACACTAGATAACTTTAATACTACCCTAAGGCTATCAAACCTGTCCTCTAACATCGATGCAGCTGACGTATCTATAACTTCAAACGCTATGACGGCGAAGCCGATTATTGAATACACACCAGATCTTAATATTAAATCTAATCCTATATTTAAATTTGGTACACCATTAGTAAGGCCATATCCGTTCCGTGAAACGAATGGATTTTCAGAATATAAACCATCTATTGTAAGTGGACAATTTTCAGTAGATAATGTTTGTGTATACTTACAGGATGATGGCATCGGAAACATGCAATTAGTTACTAGCGATCTTTCTAATCCACAAATTATTGATCCAACTGCCGGTACTGTTGACTATGATTCAGGTGATGTAAAACTAATTAATTTTAGAACCGATGGATTTTCTGGCTCTGCTATTCAATTTATTGCCACAACTGTTTACGATGACATTGCTGCGCCGAAAGGTAGAATTTTTGCAATCCGCGACGACGACGTAGAAGTAACATTAAGAGAGACTGAATAAAATGGTCGGTTATAATAATCAAAAAGAGTTAATTGAAAAAAAGATTGCCTTCAAGGTTAATAGTATGTGGCCCGCGATTTATCGTGATGAAGGCGCTGAACTTGTTCAACTTGTAAAAGATTATTATGAATTCTTAGAAACAGAATACAACCAAAGCCATTATAACAATCGGCGAATGTACGAATACCGTGACATATCAACTACGTTAGCGAGTATGATTATACATTTCCAAAAAGCATTCCTTGCGGACTTGCCATTGTTGGATGATACAACAGTAAGAATTGTAATTAAAAATATCATGGACCTTTACAGAAGAAAAGGTACTCGTGGTGGTATTATTGTATTCTTTAGACTATTTTATCAAGAGTACGCAGAAGTTGTATATCCGTCTAAATATATGTTCAAGCCATCTGACTCAACATGGAAAACTGGTTCGTATTTAGAAATGTTTCCAAACGATAACGTTTTTGTATCAAACAGCGGTCTTAGCTATACTTATGAAGATTTACTTTCACGAAATGTTAAAGGTTCTGTGTCAGGTGCCAAAGCAGTTGTTGATAAAATTAACTTTATTATTAAAAATAAAACCATCTATGCAGTTATTTACTTAAATAACATAAAAGGACAGTTTCAAAAATTTGATGATATCCTGGCAAGAATTGCTCGTGAAGATGTTAGTTTTGGAAAAATTGGTGGATCGTTAAATGCAATTAAACCAATTGATGAAGCCTATGGCGGTACAACAGGAAATAAAGTTGGAGACGTTTATAACGTAAGAAGTAATTATGGATCTGGCGGTAAAGTTTTAGTAACTGATGTATCTGCCCAACAAACTGGTATAATAAAATATGAATTGACAGACGGTGGATTTGGTTATACAATAGAAGGCACAAGACTTATAGTTTCAAATCAAGTAATTGTTTTTGATAACCCAAATTTTATATTTAACACTGACTTAAGAATTGAACAACCATCTACTTCCGCGCTAGCAACAGTTATTGGACAGAACTCTGTTGTGGCTGGAGTTAAATTAGATATTGGCTCCGCCGAATTTGAAGACTCTTCGTTTATCCAAACAGTTCAAGCTACAGATCCTCTTAAATCAGTAAAGCTTATTCCTGCGTCTCAAACTGCGTTATATAACGCAACATATACAATAATAGAAGGTATGCAACGCGCCGCAAATGGGCAAGAGCCAGAACTTACAAACTTTACCCCAATTGTTGGAACACGTCAACTCGGGGATGTAAACAATGACTCTTTCGTTAACCAATTAGATGTAGATAATATAACAGCATATTTTGATGGTACATTAACAGATGAAGCTACGATTGAATGGATTGAACGAGACTTTAAAATAAGACTTACGCAAAATCCTCTTTACGATGCTTATCCTGCATACAAAGTATATTTTAACGCAGTGTCTGCAAAAAATGACAGTTCTCCTGGCCCACTATATCCTGACACTCTTAACACGGCAGACGTTAAAGTAGAAAGTTTGTCTAATAT